CACCCGGCAGCACAGGGACAAGCACGAAGCGAAGCACGAGTGGTGGGCCCGCGAAGGGCTCGCCCTCGTGCGCTCGAAGATTGCGTTCGGCGACTACTGCCTGCCGCCAGAGGTGGCGGTTGACACAAAAGCCAGCATCGCCGAACTAGCCTACGACATCGACCAGGAACACGCGCGCTTCCGGCGGGAGCTCGTCGGCGCGCGTGACGCTGGTTGCAAGCTTTACGTGCTGGTCGAGAACGATGACGGCGTAACGAGCTTGTCTGATCTGGCCGGGTGGATTGAATCACAGGAGGACTTCGCATTGCGCGTACAAGCCAAGCGCCGCCTTAAGGGCGACAGGCTCGCAAAGGCGTGCGCAACCATGGCCGATAGATACGGCGTGACCTTCCTGTTCTGCGCGCCCGAGGACGCGGCGCGCATCGTGTGCGAGCTATTGGGGGTGGAGCATGGAACGGATTAGCGTTACATACCAGGCGCCGCTCGAGCATTCTTTCTCTGTGCTGCTTGATTCCGTGGCATATGACCGCAAGCCCGAGGGTATGGCGGGCGCCGTGCGCAACCGCCTGGCCGCCGAAATCGTGACCGAATCGGGCCTGTGCGCGGCCATCGCATGCGGGAGGTCGTTTCAGTTCGGTATGCTCGACGGCAAGGGCTTCAAGCAGAGCAACTGGGTTGCACAGCAGCTCGCAGCCGCTGATTTCGATAACAAGACCGATGTGCTGGACGGCAACGGCAAGCCGTTGCGCGATGCTGACAACAAGGTCGTCAAGCGCGATCTTGAGCCGGGCGAGCCTGGATACATCGACCCGGTCGACGCCGTTCAGCGAGCGTACGACGCGGGTCTGCCGCCCATGGCACTGTACTTCACTTTCAGCAGCACGCTGGAGCATCCGCGTTTCAGACTGGTGTTTCTGCTTGCGGAGCCCGTGACGGACCCTTCGGTCATGAAGGCTGCGAACCTGGGGCTGCTGGCGCTGTTCCCCGAGGCGGATGCGTCCTGTAAAGACCTCGTGCGCCTGTATTACGGCAGCGGCGGCGAGGTGTGGCCGTGCTGGATGGCCAATGACGGTGAGCTATGCGACGTCGTCAAGATGGCGTCGTTCGCCAAGCCTGCCGAGAAACCCAAGCCACTGCAGATTCACGGGCGAAGGCGCAAGATTAAGCGCGGAGAGGTCCACATCTCGGATGTGCTTCCTACCTTCGACTTGCTAGGGTTGATCCGCGCAGATACGGGCGAGGAGGGGCGTTCGTCGACGGATCGTGTCGATTTCCCCACATGCCCGATTTGCGGCCATCGGGGCTGTTTCAGCTACTACCCGGCGAGCAACTCCTATTACTGCTTCTCGGATGCGCATGCCGGCAACTGCGGCGATGCGCTGGCCTACATCATGGAGCGTGATTCGCTCACGTACCCGGAGGCCAAGGAAGTGCTGGGTGGTCTCATTGGCTAGGATAGTAGACGACATGGACCTTGAGGAGCCGATGCCCCGGCACGTGCAGCTGGTGAACGCGCTCCTGGCACGCGGCATGGTGATGGCCGGCGGGGCTCCGTGCATCCCGATGGAGGACGGCTCGTTCGCCTTCGGCTGGGATGCCATGCACAGGGCGATGCTCGCGGCGGACCCGCCATGCCAGGACCGCACGCGCAAAGAGGCGTGCGCGACGCTCAAGTACCTGGCACCGCAACAGCCGATCGCGGCGAACCGCTACATAGCCTTTAACAACGGTGTTCTCGATGTGACAACCGGCGAGCTTATCGGCTCGGCCGAATTCGCGGAGATGGGTAAGGGCATCGTCCCGGTGGTGATACCGCACAACTGGAACGAGGAAGCCGCGTCCGATGAAGCGGTCGAGGTGCTACTCGACGGCGTGAGCTGCGGCGAGGCCGAGGTACGGGCCAACCTGGAGGAGATCTACGGGCTGTGCATATCGCGTTTTGCCGATGACCGCGCTTCTGCGGTCTGGCTATACGGCGAGGGGCAGAACGGAAAGTCGACCTTCATCGACTCGGTCGTGTGGATGGTCGGGGAGCGCAACGCGGCGTCCCTCATGCTGGACGACTTCACCACCGGCTTCAACATGCAGTTGGCGGTGGGGAAGCTGACGGTGATCGCCGACGACCAGCCGCCGGCGAGCGTGCCGAAGGGCGTAATCGGCGTGGTGAAGAAGATAGTCACCGGCCAGGCGGTTCGTGTGGAGCAGAAGGGCAAGGATCCCTACAACACCAAGCTTTTCTGCACCATCATCGCCACGAGCAACGAGCCGCCGACCTTCGGCGACACGTCGCACGGCAGCATGCGCCGCTGGCATCCCGTTCCGTTCAACGCGAACTTCGGAGAGGACGAGAGCGGGCGCGATGTGGAGCTCGCCGAGAAGCTGAAGACCGAGGAGGCGGCCGAGTGGATGATCCGCTTGGGCGTGGAAGGCCTGAAGCGCATCATCGCCAACGAGGGGATGACCGAGACCGAGTACTCAAAGCGCGCGCTCAAAGAGGCGCAGGAGAACAGCAACTCGGTGCTGGCGTTTTGCTCGGCTCATTCGCGGGACGAGTTCCTGTTCCTGCCGAACGTCGAGGTGTGGTACTGGCGCTACTGCGACTTTGCGAAGCACGACTTAGGCTGCAGGCCGTTCGAACAGCACCGGTTTAGCCAGTTCGTATGCTCGCGTTTCGGGTTTCGCACCGCCAACGATGGGAGGTACAAAGCCGGCGACCCGTATCTGGGAGTTGGCGAGCTTGCGCGCATCCACGGCAGGAAGGCTGGCGACAAGTACCGCATGTTCAAGGAGAAGTGAGGGGCATGCGGGGCAAGGGAACGTGCAGGTTAGAGCATGCATGCCCCTTCGCCCCGTTGCCCCGCGCCAATACTTCAAGTTTTAAGAAAAAGAAGAGTGGATATGCCCAAATTCGATTCATTGTCACGTGTGCGCGGCATGGGCGCGGGACGCGGGGCATTTGCTCGAAAACGGGAGGCCACCAGCAACAACGATGCCCCGAGAGTCTTGTTTGACGGCGGGGCTAAACCTAAGGAGATTCCAAATGGATAACCGTGGAGACATCACCGTACAGGAAATCATCGCCGATGACATCACCGAGGCCATCAAGCATTGCTATGACATGCTTTTCAACGTGTGCTCGGCTTTCGGCATGGATTGGAAGCCGTATTGCGCAACGCTAATGCGTGACCTGGCGGATCATGTGGAGCTGTGACGATGAATTCCTGGACCGTGAAGCAAGAGGCGCTCATCCGCGAGCACTGCCATGAGGGCGTGTACGCAGTTCGCGACGCCATCGAACGCGAATGCGGTATCAAGCGCACAATTCGTGCTATTGAGGCGCATGCTTCGAGAATCCACGTGAGCTTGAAGGTGAAGCGCGCCTGCCCGGAATGCGGGGCGATAGGCGTTCACATCAACCGGCAAAGCGGCATGTGCCCGCTATGCACCGAACGTGGGCACATCGCAGAAGAGGAAGCGTACAACGAACTTCTTCAACTGGAAGCAGCAGGCTGTGAGAGCGGACCAGAGCTTGATGAAGCGAAGCGGCGATACGCTCAGCTTCGGCAGGCGAATTCGAGGCTGAGCCGCGAACACGGATTACCGGGCAAGCGTCAGCGTGATATCTAGCAAATCGCTCAGCGTTAATTTGTCACAATTCAATTGCGTCACCGACTTCACCTATGGGTGAACAGGTGGCGCTTTTTTGTTGTTGCTCGACTTTGTGACCGAATCCGACAATACCAGCATGAGGAAACCTAAGCTGACATACAAACTCGTCGAACAGGCCGTGGAGCTGAAATCCCATGGCCTATCCAACGTCGACATCTGCAACGCGCTGGACATCACCGAGGGCACCTTCTACCGGTGGCTTCGGGAAGATGATACGAAGCTGAAACGTGCGTTAAAGCAGGGACTAAAAAAGAGCGAGGCCGAGTACAAGGACCAGCTGCTGCAGAAGATCGAAGCAGCGGCCGACAAGCCGCAGCACTGGACGGCGGCGGCCTGGATTCTGGAACGCAAGTACCCAGACGAGTTCGGCAAGGCCGAGCGCACCCGCGACGACAAGTCCGACGACGTTCCGCACATCTCGCTCGGCGTCGAGGTCAAGGTGACCAACGAGGGGGATGGCGATGTCTGAGGTTAACGCCTCGGAGCTTGTCATTCCCCGTTTTCACGATGTTCTCGGCGACGTGATGGCTCATGGGCACACGAACTATTGGTTGCACGGCGGGCGTGGTTCCACGAAGTCTTCCTTCATTTCACTTTGCATCGTGTTGTTGATCGTGGCTTTCCCCTTCTCCAACGCCGTGGTGGTGAGGCGATTTGGCAATACGTTGCGCGACTCCGTTTTCCACCAGGTCATCTGGGCGATATCCTCCCTTGGATTGGAAGCGTATTTCAAGGCGAAGATTTCTCCCATGGAGATCACGTACATCCCTACCGGGCAGCGCATCGTTTTCAGAGGCGCGGACGACCCTCTGAAGCTGAAGGGCGTCAAGTTCACGAAGGGATACTGCGCGGTGGTTTGGTTCGAGGAGCTGGACCAGTTCGAGGGCATCGAGGCTGTGCGTTCCATTCTCAATTCTCTTCGACGTGGCGGCGATGCCTTCTGGATTTTCTATTCCTACAACCCGCCGAGGACGATGTGGTCTTGGGTGAACGTGGAGTGCCTGGAGCGGAGGAACCGCGCGGACACGCTCGTGCGGCATAGTTCGTATATGGATGTCATCGACGTGCATCCAGACTGGCTGGGCGGGCCTTTCATAGAAGAAGCTGAATACTACCGTGACACGGACGAGCAAGGGTGGCGCTGGGAGTATCTTGGCGAGGTGACCGGCACGGGCGGAGCCGTTTTCGGGAACATCCGAGACGAGGAGATTTCCGATGAGCGCATCCGTGGCTTCGAGCGGATCCGCAATGGGATTGATTGGGGGTGGTTTCCCGATCCCTGGCGGTTCGTTCGGTGCGAGTGGGAGCCCGGGGCGCGTCGTCTTCTCGTGTTCGAGGAGCATTCCTTCAACAAGAAGACGCCCGAAGAGACGGGCAAGGTGGTACTCGAATCGCTGACGTACGCCGACGAGCCTGGGGATGAGCCTTATTTTCACGATCAGATTGTTTGGTGCGATGACACGCCCGATGGGAAGGTGCAGATGACAACCTATCGGCGAGATCTGGGCATCCGGGTGCATCCGGCGCGCAAGGGGCGCATGAGGCGGCTTTCCTACGAGTGGCTGGCTGGGCTTCGCGAGATCGTGATTGACCCGGTGCGCTGCCCGCTCACCTTCGCGGAGTTTTCCCTAAAGGAGTACATGCGCGATCGGGACGGCAATTGGATAGACGAGATCCCGGATGGCAACGACCATTCCATAGACGCTATACGCTATGCGATGATGGATGACGTGCTGCGAGGTTAGGCTATGCCCTCGACATGTTTTGGAGAACCTTCTTCGCCATCGTTTTAGTTTCTTGGGGAGTAAGGCCGATGGTGTTCTTGCTCAGGTTGGCATCTTCCATCGACTCGACGTACTTGAGCCAAATCTCGTGATAGTCGCGCGTCCTTTCGTACCTTCTGATGCGCATTTTCGCGGTTGAGACTTTGGCCCAGTTCTTGTGCGTCTTATCCACGTGGTCAAAGTAGGCATAGGAGACGAGCCAGGTTGCACCGATGCTCCGCAACTCTTCTCCACCTTCAAATGAAAAATTGTGACTCGCCATTTTCAATACTTCTTTCTCCATGTGGCTATCGGATAATGCGCACTTTAGCAGGCATCATGCAGTAAGTGAAGCATCGCTAAGAGTTGGATGCTTATTGCATTTCCCCAGGTAAACGGAATAGTTTGACATTCAATGCGAAAAGGCTGGAAGAGAGATTGTGACGCGGTCAGATACTTTCGCCATCGAAAGCAGTGCGATGGGTGGAGCTTTCACCACCTTCACTTTCCAAATGAAAGGATGGCGAGCATGAGCTTGGTTGATGAGCGTGAGTATTGGGTGCCGGAGCATGTGCGGGAGTATCTTCGCGGGCTGGGCTTTCACCTTCCACTTGAAGCCATGGAAAACCACATACGGGTGTGGCATGAGTGGATGAGCGCGGTCGGTGACTTCTACGATTACAAGGACACCGATGGGTTCGGGCGGGTGTACGAGGTGCATCGCCGTTCCATTCACCCGGCTATGAGGGTGTGTCAGGAATGGGGGTCTCTTCTTCTCAACGATCTCACGCAGGTGGTTTGCGACGATCAGGCTTGCACGGATTGGCTGGCGGGGTTTCTGCATCGCACGGGGTTCATGCCGCAGGCGCAGAACACAATCGTGCGGGCGTTCGGCATGGGCACGGGCGCGTGGGCGCTCTGGGTGGACGCTGATGCCAAGAAGGTTCGCATCCGTCATTACGATGCGCGGATGGTGCTGCCGCTGACGTGGGACGAGGAGGGCGTTTCCGAATGCGCCTTCGTCACGCGCGCCTTCTATCGGGGGAAGGCCGTGGACCAGCTGCAGATGCATCTTCGCGGTCCTCTTCCCGATGATGGGGTGGACGGTAGGCGGTCGGAGCTTTCACCTTCCGAACCTTCGCTTTCCCATGGAAAACAGGGGGTGTCTTCTCAACATTCACCTTCACATAGAAGCTCGGCATCGCCTTCCGAATCCTTCTCTTCCCATGGAAAAGGGGAGACATATAGAATCGTCACCGTATGCTTCGACGAGGCGGGAAACATCATCGAGCCCTCGGGCGTGTGCGCTGACTACGATACGGGCAGCCCTTTCCCCACTTTCGCCATCATCAAGCCAGCCGTGGATAACACGCGCGTGGACATGAGTCCGTACGGGCAGAGCGTCTTTGCCGATGCCGTCGACGCGATCCAGGCCGTGGACTTGGCTTTCGACGCGCTCATAAACGAGGTGGACGTGAGCAAGATGCGTATCTTCCTCTCGGACGTGATGTTCGACAAGGACGAGGACAGTAAAGGCAGGCGCGTCTCGATCCCGTTTGGGCGTCAGGATTGCACCGTCTTCAGGAAGGTCATGAGCACCGAGGACGTCATCCAGGACTTCGCGCCTGCGCTGCGTACGGGAAGTCAGGCCGAGGCTTTCCGCATCGCTCTCCAGATGCTCGGGGATCTGACGGGCTTCGGCATCACGTATTTCGACTTCGACGACACCGGGTACGTGAAGACCGCCACGGAGGTGTCGAGCGACAACAGCGCGCTGATGCGCAACATAGCCAGGCACGAGCACGCGCTCGAGCACTCGATGTCGGGGATCTGCAAAGCTCTCATGCACGTGGCGCGCGGCTTCGGCGAGGAGCTGCCCGACGAGGGCGACATACGCGTCATGTTCGATGACTCGATCATCGCCGATACGGCGGCCTCGAAAGCGTCCGACATGGCCGAGGTGGGCGTCACGATGCACGCGTGGGAGTACCGCATGAAGTGGTACGGCGAGGACGAGAAGACCGCCAGGGAGCGCGCCGAGGGGCTTGGCGCTGAGGGTGCGCGGGTATAATCTGATTTGGATGCATTCAGCGGGAAGGATTCGATGTTGGAACTCGTGGACGGCGCCCCTTACGTCGAGGACGTGAAGGGGCTCATACGGGAGTACACCGAGTGGTTCGGGCGCGACCTGTCATTCCAGGCGCTCGATGACGAGCTCGACCATATCGAGGACAAGTACCTGCCGCCGGAGGGCCGTCTGGTTGTCGCCCTGGACGATGCGGGGACCGTCTGCGGGTGCGTTGCGTACCATCGGTTAGACGATTCGACCGCCGAGATGAAGCGGCTGTACGTCACGCCTGCGGGCCGTGGGCATCGTTTGGGAGAGCGTCTCGCGAGGCGGATCATGGAGCTCGCCCGGGAGGACGGGTATACGCGCATGGTGCTCGACACCGTCGCGCCGCTGGAGGCCGCCGTGTCGCTGTACCGCAAGCTCGGCTTCGAGGAGGTCGAGCCGTACTACCACAATCCGTTTGGAGACGTCATCTACTTCGGGATCGACTTGTAACTGGATGCCCAGCCACTGCTGGGTGATGGCTTCTGGTGCGTACAGGCTGCGAGCGTACGCGACCTCTGCCGCCCCGCTCGCTGGCCATCGCCACTGGCACCCGCGCCTACCCGGGATAACGTAGCATCCCACCCGCCCGTGATGCGGGCTGACGCGGTTACACGGCGGGCGTGACACCCGCAGGACACGGCGCAAAGCAGGTCAACGTTGCAATAGCCAGCGCAGCGCATTGGCCCGCGGCTGAACCCCGACTAGCGGAGCAAGACACGCGCCATATACGCTTCCTGTAAGCTGATAACCTTCCTGCGCGTGGCTTGCGTAGCCGTGGTGAAGACGCGGGCCAATGCGCTGCGCTGGCGTCCAGGGGAGCCTCCATGCGCCGTGGCCTGCGGGTGGCACGAACGCCCCGAGGCAGACCGCAGCGCGGGCGGGTGGGATGCGGACAAATGGGATAATGTTAGCGGGTGACTGTGGCGATGGCCCGGGGCGGCAGAACACTTTCAAACGTTGCAGCGGCGGCGACGTTGGCCTTGGTGGTAACGTTGCGAGTGGGACTTTCCGATGGCGGCTTTTATGATCCCGGGGCTTTCGCTGGTGGAGCATGCGGCTTCGGCTTCCAGGCGCAGCTGCATGACGTTGTGCGTTTCCAGGTCAAGCGGTGCGCTTCGGCTTCCAGTGGCGACTTCCATGTGGAGCGGCTGAGAGACGTTTCCAGGTTGAGCAGCGGAGTGGCGGTTTCCAACCGTAGCTTCTCAACGTTGGGCGACTTCCATGTTGAGCGATGCGCTGCGGTTTCCGAACTCGGCTTCTAGATGTTAGCCGTTTGCAGGTTGAGCAGGACGGTGTGGTTTCCATTTGCGGTGACGAGTTACGGCGTGGCTGCTGGTTAATCGTGGTGTTGCAGTTTCCAATAGTCGTTTCAAGACGTTGGCCGTTCGCTGGTGGAGCAGTGCATTTCAGCTTCCAGATACACTTTCATGCTGAGCGAGCGCGTGACGCTTCGGGATTCAGCAAGCCGGTAACGGTGGACGGATAACGTTGAACGTTTGCAAGAGCGAATGGTTCTGCAACGGTGAGCGTTTCTTTCAAACCACGGATTTCCTGCTCAGCTTCTGCTGCTAGGACCCGCTCGGATTCTGCTGGACAGAATTCGGGAATTCAAATCGCGTATAGCGCGCCCGTATATAACCAACCCTCTTTTAAAACGTAATCCGTCTTATGGGGTCCCAGAATATTTTTTCCAGCGGAAAAGCAATTGAAAATGAACTGGACTCAAGAGAATTGTCCTCGTTAGGGATTGTTTTGGTACACAGCCGAAATAGTGCAAGGCTTAGGATGGTAATACGTCGCGTTTGGATATGCATGGAAACGATAACGAACACTTCGGTCTATACTTGAAAATACGCGGCTTAGGTCGCAAATATGGCCTTATAGAGAGCGAGTTTTGATGAACCATTCCGAGATATCGAGCTTCATTTGGGGAACGGCTGATCTACTTCGTTCCAGCTTCAAGCAGCACCAATACGGCGACATCATCCTTCCGTTCACGGTGATGCGCCGTTTGGATGTGGTACTCGAGCCCACCAAGCAGGCGGTGCTCGACGCGGCCGCGAAGAAGCTGCCTGACGCGCTGCGCGACACCATGCTGAAGAAGGCTGCGGGCGTGGACTTCTACAACACGAGCGAGTTCACGATGCGTGGGCTCCTCCAGGACGCAGACGGCATCAGGGAGAACATCACCAAGTACGTCACCAGCTTCAGCCCCGACATCGCCGACATCTTCGAGAAGTTCAAGATGTTCGACGTCATCAAAGACCTCGACGACAACGACCTGCTGTTCCTGGTGGTGGAGAGGTTCTGCAGCCCGAAGATCGACCTCTCGCCCGAATCCATCAGCAACGCCGACATGGGCGACATTTACGAGGAGCTCATCCGCAAGTTCAGCGAGGTCAGCAACGAGACGGCCGGCGAGCACTTCAGCCCGCGTGACGGTTTGCGCCTGGCGGTCGAATTGCTCGTAATCGGCGAGATGGACGATCTCACGCAGCCCAACCGAATCGTAAAAGTATGCGATCCGTGCGCCGGGACGGGCGGGGCGCTGACCGTTTTCGCCGACCGCGTGGCCGAGATCAACCCGAAGGCGACAGTTGTTACCTATGCGCAGGAGATTAACGACCAGTCGTACGCCATCTGCAAGTCCGACACGATCATCAAGGGCGGAAACATTGTGAACGTCCACCGGGGCGACACGCTGGCCGATGACCAGATGCCCGGTGAGACCTTCGGCTATCAGATATCGAACCCACCCTACGGAGTTGACTGGAAGAAGTCGCAGGCGGCTGTTAAGAAAGAGAACGAGAAGCTGGGCTTCGCCGGCCGTTTCGGCGCGGGTCTGCCGCGCATATCCGACGGGCAGCTGCTGTTCGTGCAGCACATGGTCTCCAAGATGCGCGCGCCCGAGGAGGGTGGCGGCCGCGTGGCCGTGTTCCTGAACGGTAGCCCCCTGTTCACGGGCGCGGCCGGCTCCGGCGAGAGCGAGATACGCCGCTACCTGCTGCAGCACGACCTGGTGGACGCCATCGTGGCCATGCCCAACGACTTCTTCTTCAATACCGGCATCGCCACCTACATCTGGGTGCTCGACAACACGAAGGAGGAAAGGCGCAAGGGCAAGGTGCAGCTCATAAACGCGAACGGTATCTACACGAAGATGCGCAAGAGCCTGGGCTCCAAGCGCAACGAGTTCACCGACGCGCAGATCGCGCAGATCGTGGGGCTCTACGAGGCGTTCGAGGACGCCGACCCGAAGCTCTCCAAGGTGTTCGAGAACGACGAGTTCGGCTACGTGACCGTGGACGTGCGCCGCCCGCAGCGCGACGAGGCCGGCGAGGTCGTGCGCGACAAAAAGGGCCGCCCTGTTGCGGACAAGGACCTAAACGACACCGAGAACATCCCGCTCACGGAGAGCGTCGACGATTACATGGCCCGCGAAGTGTGTCCCTACGCGCCCGACGCTTGGATCGAGCCGCGCAAGCAGAAGAAGGGACAGCTGCTGGAGCTGCGCGACGGCGGCACGGTGGGTTACGAGATCCCCTTCACGCGCCACTTCTACGAGTACACGCCCTTGCGTCCCAGCGCCGAAATCCTCGCCGAAATCCGCGAGCTGGAGGCGAGCATCGCCGAGAAGCTGCAGAAGGTGCTGTAGCCATGGAGCGGTACGAGGCATACAAGGACTCGGGCGTCGAGTGGATCGGCGAGATTCCCGAAGAATGGGATATCAAGCGTTTGAAAGCTGTTCTCATCGAGAGAAAAGAAAAGAACAATCCTGCAAAGACGGACTTTATTCTATCGCTCACAAACACAGACGGTGTAATCCCATACAGCGAAAAAGGCGATAAAGGAAACAAGGCGAAAGAAGACATCACCGATTACTTTTTGGCTTACCCAGATGACATTGTGCTCAATAGCATGAATGTAGTAATTGGCTCAGTCGGATTATCTCGATATTTTGGTGCAGTTAGTCCCGTTTACTACATGCTTAGGCCACGAAAGAGCACAGATTGCGTCAGGTTTTTTAACTACTTATTTCAGTCTTCAACACTACAAAATGCGCTGAAGGGGCTTGGGAACGGGATCCTTGAGATACGAATGAGAATCCCAATGGGCAAATTAAATAACGTTATGCTGCCAATTCCCTGTGGCGAACAACAGGTGGCCATCGCCGACTACCTCGACACCAAGACAGCCGAAATCGACGCGCTCGTGGCGGACTGCGAGCGGGAGGTCGAGCTGCTGCGGGAGTACCGCAAGGCGATCATCTCCGAGGCCGTCACCAAGGGCCTCGACCCCGACGTCCCCATGAAGGACTCCGGCGTCGAGTGGATCGGCGAGATTCCCGAGGGATGGAAAACGAGCAAGCTCAGGCATTGCGGAACAACCCAAAACGGCATCTCTAAAGGTGGGGAGTATTTCGGAAGAGGTTATCCCTTTGTTTCTTACGGGAACGTTTATCGTGATGAACTCAGCAAGCCGGAGCTTTTTGGGTTGATTGAAAGCTCGGAGGAAGAGCGATCAAGATACGGGATTAAACGCGGTGACGTGCTTTTTACACGTACTTCCGAAACGATAGAAGAAGTTGGTATCGCGGCAGGCGCGCTGGATGACATCCCAGACTGTTGTTTTGCTGGCTTTCTCATAAGATTCAGACCGATAGCAAACTGGGGAATAATCCCCGAATACGCAGCATATTATTTCCGATCGGATCTGCATCGCCCGTATCTAACTAAAGAAATGGTGCTCGTAACTAGGGCATCATTAAGCCAGCAGCTTTTGGGTGGAATCGCCGTGCTTATCCCGCCAATTGAAGAGCAGCGTACAATAGTTGATTTCCTTAATGAGAAAACCGCAGAAATCGACTCCCTCATCGAGGCGAAGCAGCAGATGGCGGAAAAGCTGCGCGAGTACCGCAAGTCGCTCATATCGGAGGCCGTCACAGGCAAGTTCAAGGTTCCGGGGGTGAAGTAGATGATCGGCGAACCCATCGACTCCAGCATCGTAGACGCGCTCGAAGACGGCGACGTCATGGTCGACGGCGACAAGTTTTACGAGTTCAAGAAGCTCGGCAAGACGACCGAGAAGAACTTCGAGAACAACGTGGAAGCTTTTATGGGCGAGACCGGCTGGCGCACGTATCCCACGCCGGCCGAAGCCCAGGCGGACTTCGACCGCAAGCTGGCGTTGAAGGTCGACTCGCTCGTCAAGTTCGTGAAGGAAACCCAGCCCGAAGAGTGGGCGAAAATCGAGGGGCTTTACGGTTCGCAGACGCAGGCAAAGTTCCTCAAGCGCCTAGCCGACGAGTTAGAGCCGCATGAGGATAGGGGCGGCGTCATCAACGTGCTGCGCCACGGCATAAAGATGGCCCCGGGCGCGCAGTTCCGCCTTTGCTTCTTCAAGCCCGCCACGGGGAAGAACCCCGATGCTATCGCGCGCTACGAGGCAAACCGCTTCGAACTGGTGCGCCAACTTCGCTACGGTACGTTTCCAGACGATATCAACAACTCAGTCGACACGGTGCTGTTCCTGAACGGCATCCCCGTGGTTACCATGGAGCTGAAAAACAACCTGACCGGGCAGCGGACTGATCATGCGGTGAAGCAATACAAGACCGACCGCAGCCCCAAGGAGTTGCTATTCAAGCCGAACCGTCGCGCAATCGTGCACTTCGCGCTGGACTCCGAGACCGTGGAGATGTGCACGTGGCTCGCCAACGGGGCGTCGTTCTTCCTGCCGTTCAACAAGGGCAACGGCATGAACGGAGCCGGAAACCCCATCAACCCAGACGGCTACCGCACCGAGTACCTGTACCGAGAGATGCTCTCTCCCGATTCACTCCTCGACATCATCCAGCGGTTCGTGCGCGTGGAATACAAATCCCTCAACGAGGACGGCACCGGCCCCAAAGTCATGAGCAAGATCATCTTCCCGCGCTTCCACCAGCTCGATGCTGTGCGCGCGCTCGTGGCCGATGCGAAGGCCAACGGCGCGGGGCACAGCTACCTGATCCAGCACTCCGCCGGCAGTGGCAAGTCGAACTCCATCGCGTGGCTGGCGCACCACTTGCAGTCGCTGCACGATAACGCCGACGATCCCGTGTTCGACACCGTGGTCATCCTCACCGACCGGCGCAACCTTGACGCGCAGCTCTCCGAGACAATCGACTCGGTCGAGCACAAGCGCGGCGTGGTCGTGCGCATCCGCGAGGAGGACGGAAGCGCAGGGCTCCGCGAGGCTTTGAACTCGGGCGCGCAGATAATCACCTCGACCATCCAGAAGTTCCCCTACATCTGCAGCGAGACGAAGGTGAGCGGTAAGAAGTTCGCCGTCATCATCGACGAGGCGCATAGCTCGCAAAGTGGCAAGGCCAACGCAAAGATGAAGCTGGCGCTGATGGACCAGGACCTGGACCCGGACGAGCCATGGGACGACGAGGACGAGCTCGCCAAGGAGATGAAAGCGCAGGGGACGATCCCGAACCTGAGCTTCTTCGCGTTCACCGCTACGCCCAAGGCAGCCACGCTCGAGGTGTTCGGCACGCGCGACGACGAGTGCAAGTGCGACGAGAGCGGCGTGTTGATCCCGCGCCCGTTCCACCTGTACAGCATGAAGCAGGCCATAGACGAGGGCTTCATCCTGGACGTGCTGGAGAACTACACCTGCTTCGAAACGTACTTCAAGCTGACCAAGACCATCGCCGAGGACCCGCGCTACAAGGAGGCCAAGGCGAACCGGGCCCTCATGGGAATCGCCGAGTGGAACCCGGCCATGGTGGACAAGAAGGCGCAGATAATCGTCGAGCACTTCATGAACGACGTGGAGGGCGTGCTGGACGGCCGCTCGAAGGCGATGGTGGTCACCTGGAGCCGCCCGATGGCCTACCGCCTGTACCGCGCCATATGCGACTACATTGCCGAGATGCGCTACGCGTGCGAGGTCATGGTGGCGTTCTCCGGCAAGCTGGAGGTCGATGGCGAGGAGCTGACCGAGTCGAGGATAAACGGCTGCAAGGAATCGGAGACGGCCGACGTATTCGATACGGACGCCAAGCGCATCATCGTGTGCGCCAACAAGTTCCAGACCGGCTTCGACCAGCCGAAGCTCTGCGCCATGTACGTCGACAAGATGCTCACCGGTGTGGCCGCCGTGCAGACGCTCTCGCGCCTGAACCGCACGTGTTCCATCAAGGGCAAGCGCACGTTCGTGGTGGATTTCGCCAACGACTGGGACACGATCCGTGCGAGTTTCAGCAACTACTACGAGGCGACCGAGCTGGACGCCGCGACCGACCCGGACGTGATCTATGACCTGGCTGCGCGCCTGGACGGCTACCACGTGTACGAGCGGGCCGAGGTCGAGGCCGTCGCCGGGATCTACTTCAACGAGCCCGATCCCGACAAGGTGTTGTCGAGGGTGGAGGGCAAGCTGGCCCCGGCGGTCGACCGCTGGAAGGCGCTCGACGACACGCCGAAGCGCGAGTTCAAGGCGGTTCTGCGCAAGTTCCTGCGCTCGTACTCATTCATCACGCAGATGGTGGCGCTGGGCGACCGCGAGCTGCATAGCCTGTTCGTGTACGGCGGCATGCTGGTGAAGAAGCTGTTCCTGGACACGGGCGACACGCCCGACCTGCGCGACAAGGTGGAGCTGGAATACCTGCGCATAGAGGACAAGGGTACCCAGGCCATCAAGCTCGAAAGCGAGCAGCTACACAACGGCGGCGCGAACGCCGGCGTGGCCAAGGAGGAGGAAGAGGAGCTTCTGAGCGTGCTCATCGAGCACCTGAACGACGCCTTCGGCACGCAATGGGAGGACGCCGACAAGATTATCAAGGCGTGCGCCGATAAGATATGCGAGGATGAGGATTTCGTGGCCAAGGCCCGCACGAACAGCATGGGCGATTTGAAGGCAATCTTCGGCGGAGTGATGATGGACGCGCTAGCGGCGATCCTTTCCGATAGCGCGGACATGTATGAGAGATTTAGCGAGAACCCCGACGCCTTCATGCGCGTGATGGACAACGATCTTCTGCCCATCGTGTACCGCAGGTGCAACTCAACCGAGGAGGAATAGCTACGCGTGAAATGCTTTAGTGGCGCACATACTTTCGAAGCTTTTCCTGCGCGACTGAACAAGATGAAGGCAAAGATAGCAGGATTAAGCGCCAATGAGATGGACAGCACGGATAGGGATGCTTGGATCGATTACTACTGTGCCCAATACGAATTAGACCCGATCGTCATCTATCAAGAATGCAAGGAAAACGATATCGAGGAAAAGACGCTTCAGGAATACAACACGTGGTATCAGTTTGATAGAAGCGAGAGAAAGTATTACGACAGACCTGGGTACAAGGTCACATGCAAGGTGCCTTTTTCTGGTGACCCAAGCCTATTTGAGCTACGACCTAATCCGCACAGGCTTCCGCCGCTTGAGGTTGATCGCATAGTCAAGCCTAATGACGACGGCGTTGGCAAGCTTGTGCTGATATACGAATTATTTCAGAGAGATGCCACGCCTGAAGGGATTGATAGCTATTTCGATAGCGAGATTAGCGCCATCATTGCAGAGGCTGAGAAGGTAAATGCCGAAGCCCGCCAGTTCAACGAGTCATTGCGTGAGATTGTTGAGCACGAAATAGATCAGCGCATTCAGCAGCTTGACAAGCTAGCCGTGATAAAGCAAGGACTCAACATTCCGCTCAACAGAGTCAAAGATGCTCCAATGGCAAAACCCGTGCCACTTCCCAAGAAGAAGCTGGCATTCAGCAAACCCAAGCCAGATAAGTCGAATGAAACCATGTGCAGCATCCCTGACGTCGACTACGAAACGATAAATGCGGTTATTGGCGAATGCGGCACGCTGATGGAGCAGGCGCCGGCGTCGTTCGCGAGTCTGTCTGAAGAGCAGCTGCGCGATTATCTGCGCGGAATGCTTGGAACCCATTACGACAACGTTACCGGCGAGACGTTTCGCAATCGCGGCAAGACTGACATACACATACCTCTCGGTGGCCGAGTAGCCTATATTGCTGAATGCAAGATATGGCACGGCCAGAAGGCGTTCATGAAGGCAATTGAGCAACTGTTCTCGTATACGACTTGGCGAGATACCAAGGTTTCAGTCATCGTGTTCAATAAGGAGAATGTAAATTTCAGCGGCGTGCTCGACAGTACAGGAAACGCGCTCGAAGAAAATGCCATATCTGTAAAGCGAACCAAGGATACTGTTTGGACCTGCAAGGTTCAGGACCCTGTAGACGAACGTGTTATGCACGTTACCGTGCAAGTTTTCAACCTGTATGTGAGGCCGACAGTGGCATAGCAAAGGCAATCTAGCAGCTCAGACGAGTTTGTGACCGAGCCAGACAATGCTCGCATCAGCAATGGTGCGGGCATTTTCTTTTGCCCGCCGGACAGAAAGGCCACGACATGGACGGTGAGCAGAATGGCGCGCAGCAGACGCAGGACACGCAGCAGCAGGAGCAAGGGCGGCAGCAAGAGGCGCAACAGCAAGCGCAGCAAGAAGTGCAAGGCGGCGAAGCCGGCATCGACACCGCAGCCTACGAGGTGCAGCTGGCGGAGCGGGACGCCCGGATCGAGGAGCTGGAAGGGCAAATCGCCGAAGCCGCAAAGAACGCCGAGACCGCAGACGCTCTACGCGAGGAGATTGCCGCGCTGAAGCAGCAGGGCGAATCGGACCGCGTCGACTTCGAGCTGAAGCTGGCGGGGTGCCGCAACGTGAAGGCGGCGCGCGCCGTCCTTGAGGACCACGGCGGCGACGTCGACGCGCTGAAGGAGGCCGAGCCGTGGCTTTTCGAGAAGCACGCGGAGGCGGCCAGCGGCAAGACCGGCCTTCCCAACGCCGGCACCGCGACCGACGAGGGCAAGCAGATGAAGAGGTGGCGCGAGATAGCCGGCCTCGACAACGAAACCGACGAATAGGAAGAAGGGCTGAGGCATGACCAACAGCATCGCTTACGTGAAGAATTACACATCGATCCTCGACCAGGTATATCAGCGCGCGAGCGTCTCGGGCTGCCTGAACAGCGGCCGGCGCATGGTGCGCGCAGGACGCAACGCCAAGGAGATCATGATTCCCAAGATCGAGGTCACCGGCCTTGGCGACTACACGCGCAACGTGGGGTACAAGACCGGATCGATCAACTACGAGTTCGAGACCAAGACCTTCAACTACGACCGCGGCATCCGATTGATGGCGGATGTCATGGACGTGGAGGAAGCAGGCGTTTTGGACTGCTTCGTCGAGGCGGGAAGCGAGCTTCAGCGCGTGCAGGTGGCTCCCGAAGCCGACGCGTTCACCTTCGCGCAAATCGCGGGGCACACGGGCGTGGCCAGCGTGTCGGAGAGCTACGCATCGGCCGACGCCGAGGACGTGCTGGAAGATCTGCGCACCGTGACGAGCACGATGGACGAAGCTCAGGTGTCGACGGGATCTCGATTCCTTTTCATCACGCCGACTCTGAAGGGCATGCTCGACGACTTCTCGCTTGCGAACCCGAACCGCTCCAACCGTGTGCTCGAGCGTTTCAGCCGCATCGTGGAGGTGCCGCAGGTGCGCTTCTACACCGCCATCGACCTACTCAGTGGCGGGGACGACGGCTTCGGCTACCAGAAACGCAAGGCGGTATACGAGCTGACCGAGGACACCGAGGTCGACTCCAACAAGACCTATTACACGCGCAGTGGCAGCGGCACGTCCGCGAGCCCGTACGTGTACACCGAGGTCCAGAGCCCGGCTAAGGCCAACCTGGGCACGTACTACGAGATCACGACCACGGCGGGACTCGACATCAACTTCATGGTCGTTGAGAAATCTGCGGTTATCAAGTTCGACAAGCACGTGGCGTCCCGTGTCTTCAGCCCCGACGAGCTGGAATCGCTGGACTCTTACATGATGAAGTACCGCAAGTACGGCATCGTGGAACTGTTCGACAACAAGCTCGACGGCGTGTATGTGAGCGCGAGCACGTCTTAAGCCATGGCGTCGGTCACTTACGCATACTACTCGCAGACGTACGGGGGCGGTCTTTCCGAGGCCGCCTTCGGCGGTTCGGTGGGCGCTGCTGAGACCCACGTGAAGTGGCTGTGCTCCGTGAACGGCATCTGCGCCAACTCGACGGCCTACAAGCGCGCTGTGTGCGCGGCGTGCGAGGCGTTCGCCGAGTTCGGCATGGGGCAGGTCGGCGGCATGTCGCTTGGGGACTTCAAGGTTTCACGCTATGCCGACGACAAAGGCGTCACGGGCGAGGACATGGCCACGCAGGCGGCCCTGAAGGAGCTGACTGGCACGGGATACGCGTTTTGCGGGGTGCGCTGATGGGCTGGCTACCGCAGATACCGGTACGGTTGCTACCCGACGAGATGACGGTGCGCGTCGCGTTGGGGGCTGGCAGGTTCGATGATGCCGTGACGGTCGGGCACGTGCGCTTCGTGCGGGCTCAATCCGAGAGCGGCGACGAGCACCGCGATGCCGATGCAGGAAATGGGCGCGTGTACATCGACGCGGTGAACTCTCCTGGCGCGTTCGAGATCCCCGTGGGGTCTCGCGTCTGGATACGCGGGCGGTCGTACACCGTTTGGCGCTCGCGCGTCTGCGAGGCGAACATCGGCGAGGCGCACCACTACGAGGTGGACGTGCGATGAGCCGGGTTGCGAATTTGGTTAAGGAAGCCCTGTTCAGAGGCGACTTCACAAATTGCTTCACAAAACCTGTGAGCGCGCTTGCCTGCGCGGAGCCGATCGTGGTGCTGGAAGGCGCGTTTGCGCGGACGTCCCGCATCGACGGCGAGGAGCGGGGAGCGGTTTCCGTGACCGTGCTGGTGGTGCGCGAGGACGCGGAAGCCGCCGAGGGCGTTGCGGTTGCATGCGAGCAGCTGCTACGCGGATGCGATTGGGAACGGGATGCGGCGGCGTGGCCCTACCGCGTCGTCGGGCTGGACTCGACCGCGCCGCGCTTCAAGGAACGCGACGGTAGCGGTCGGTTCGTGTGGGAGTTTTCGGTTGAGCTGACGGTTGCGAGGTCGGCATGAGCGACGGGAAGAAGAACGGCGAGCGCAAGGCTGATTTGAAACAGGGTGAGCGCAGGCGCGTCTTTGGGCGCGACGAGCGCGAGGCCCTGGAAACGCAGCGGCGCGCTACGGCGTACGGAAGGGCTAGGGGCGTGTCATGAGGTCGATTGTGTACGCGGGAAACGACTTCTCACGGTACTGCTCGGCGCAGGTTGTCGGGCGGGGCGTGCACGCGCTGGCGGCCGACTCGCTTGCCGTTCCTGGACGCGCTGGCGCCCTGCCGTTGCCAGCGCACGTGCCTCCCGAGGACGTGCGGGTGAAGCTGATGCTTGATTGCGGTTACGCGCCGGGGTCGATTGAGCTGTCGCAGATACGGCACGAGCTGCGGCGGTGGCTCTGCCAGCCTGGGTGCGCGAGCTTGGTGCTGCCCGACGATGCGGAGCTTGAGTACCGCGACGCACTGTTGACCGATGCGGAATCATGGACAGACCTGTTCGAGTGCGGCGAGTGTGAGGTGACGTTCACCTTGTTCGATCCCGTTGCCTACGGGATGGAGCGCGCTGAGCGCACTCTGCTCTTCGAAGTCGGAGGGACGTGGCCCACGCTGCCCGTCGTCGAGATGACGGCTACTGCGGGGTCATCGGTGCAGGTTTCGAATGTCACGGCTTCGAGGTCCGTGCTCGTGGAGAGGACATTCGAGGGCGGCGAGTCGATAGTGGTCGACTGCGCGGCGGAGAAGGTGACTTGCGACGGCATAGGCGTGAGCAGCAAGGTGGCGCTCGGCAGCGACTTCTTCGTCCTGGACCCGGGGGCATGCGAGCTGGCTTTCTCGGGCTGTTCAGCCCATACCGTGCGGTTTCGGGAGAGGTGGGCGTGATGGCGGGCAAGGTGCCGACGCTGTTCTGGTTCACTCGCTTCGAGGAGCGCATCGGGATCCTGCCCGTGGCAGGCGAGCTCGTTCACGCAGAGGAGATAAACGGCGAGGACACCATCGAGTTCGCGTCATGGGACGTCCCCGCGAAGGGCGACCGGCTACTGTGGAGGGACGGCGCGACCTGGCGGGAGCACGTCGTGGTGCGAACCGTGGAACCGCTGGTCGGCCCCTGCGAGGTGTACGCGGAGTCTTCCTTCTGCGAGATGCTGGGCGACTATATCGTGGAGAGGCGGCTGGTGAACAGCTCGGCCGAGAACGCGCTCTCGGTGGCGTTGGAGACGACGCGCTGGGGCGCTGGGACGTCGTTTTACGGGCGGCAGAACGGGTGCCTGCTCTACCACATGAACGCGCTCGAGGCCATCCACAAGGTGGCCGACATCTGGGAGGGCGAGCTTGCCCCCGTGATAACCGTGGCGGACGGGCGCGTGGCCTCGCGTGCCGTTAGGATGCCGAGGAAGCTGGGCGCTGACAGGGGTTTGCGGTTCACCTACAGCAAGAACATGGTGGGATGCACGCGCACCGTGCTCGAGGACGACGTGGTGACGGCCATGTACGGCTACGGCCAGGGCTTGCCCGCAACGGATGAGGACGGCAACTTCACGGGCGGCTACCGCCGGAAGCTCACCTTCGGGGACATCAACGACGGCAAGGACTACGTCGAGGACGCCGATGCGCTGGCGGCCTGGGGGCGCTGGGATGCGGAGCGTCAGGAGAAGCAGCACTTCTTCGGGCAGGTGACGTTTTCGGACTGCGACGACAAGTACTCGCTTTTGTACCTGACGCAGCGCGCGCTGCAGCAAGCAAAGGAACCGCAGGTCTCGTATGAGATCGACGTCGCCGCCCTGGATGGAGGGGACGTGGGGCTGGGTGACACCGTTTCCGTTGTGGACGCATCCAGGGAGCCGGAATGGCGGTTCAAGGCGCGGGTCGTCAGGCGGGTGCGCACGTTTTCAGATTGCGTGCTCGCCCGCGTGACGATCGGCAAGGTGCAGAGGACGGCGTACTCGTCGGTGAGCACGTTGTCGAACGACGTGGCCTCGCTGGCCAACGACGTCGTCGGCATCGACGGTCAGCTCTCTGCCGCTGCTTCCACCGACTTCATTGAGGCGAACGTGGGCGACGCTGTCGATTCGGCCGTCGAGAACCTGAACGACTTGGGAGAGAGCGAGTTCTGACATGCTCGAGACCTAC